TAATTACTCTCTTTGACATAAACATAATTGGGGTGTTTAGACTTATAAGCATCCACCTGCTCCTGTGTTTTCAAAAATACAGAAAGAGTTGTATTTGGATGCTCTTTAAAATAATACTCAACTTTAATTAGATCTTCCATCAGATTACCATCCCGTATTGTTTGCGTAAGGTTTTTTTGTAGGGTCCATCAGGTTCGGCATCCCGAACACTTTTAACGGTATTTAATTTTTGATACAACGAAGTATCACCACCGAGTCTTAATGAACTTACGATTGTTGCAAGTTCTTTGTCGTTAATAGGTAAGTCCATTAGTTAAAAAATGACTCCAAGGTTGTTGTTTGTTCTGTTTTCCACCCAATTGCATCAAGGATAGATTTAAGTGGTTCAAGAAAACTCTTTTCAAATTGTAGTTCATAATCGATGTATTTGTCAAGACCAAGTTCTGTAGGAAAGTCTTGAATGAAAGAGATTATATTTTCTTGAATGATATTTGGTTTTTTAAGGTAGATGAATTTAATCTTCTCACCATTACCAATAAGTGAATATTTATTAGTCAGGTTCTTCTCCTTAATATAGTGATTAAAAAGAAGTGCCCCACGAACGTGAATAGGAGTTCCCTTAGAATAAATGTCTGAATGAGAACGATACTTACGAACATCAGATGCGGTTCTTGGAAAGGCAATTTGTTCGGGAGGAAGTTGCTTAAACTTGGTACGGCAATTACCAATATACTCAATGACTTCATCTTCTGTACCACTCATCATAATCTTCAATCCGTCCTTAATCATCTGACGACAAGGAGCAGGAGTAGAAGATTTGACTGCCTCAATACCCATCATCTTAAGTTTGGGTTCTTCATAACGAACACCTTCACTATCCCAGACATTGAGAATGTAACGCTTCTTAGCAGTCCAGATTCCACGATCAGCAATATTCTCTCGCTTCATCTGCATCTTCTGGTCGTATGCATTCACATAGTCCGCCAGTTCTTGGTAACAACTTTCAATATATTTTTCAAGTTCCACCTGAGATACTTTATCAAGGAAAGACACAACACTCTCAGTAGTTTTTTCTTTTCCCTTATATACAGTCTCTACCAAAGGACCCATATTAAGGTAGATGGAATCAGTATCCGAAGCAATCACATAATCAACATCCTTTGTCTTAAGAATTTTGTTTAAGTACTTGTTAAGTTTTTCCTCAATCCAACGAATTGAAACTTGTCCAGAAAGAGTAATTGCCTCAGCATTTGCTAATTTAAAATAACGGAAATACTGATTCCCAATAGCACCATAAGCACTGTTAAGTTGAATCTTCCTTGCCATTTGGATGTTATTGCACCTTGCAATCTCCTTGACAAGGGCATTAGTTGGCGTCTTCTCATATTGTTGCTTTGCCTCAATCATTTTCTTCTTATAGATGGTGCGATCTTTATAGATTTTCTCCATCAGTTCTGGAAGAAATCCACGAACATCTTTACGATACATTGCACCATTAGCACATACCGCATATTCCTTATAAGGTTCGAAATCAATCTCTTGATTCAAAATCTTATCAACAGTTACAGATGGATGCCTTTGTTCCACCAGAGTTTCTGGTGAAATATTGTACTGCATAATCAAATGGGGGTATAGACTATTTAAGTCAAAATTGACAACATAATCATACACACCAGGAATTGGTTCTTTTACATAGGCGCCAGCATACTTAGAATCTTTGTCCGATTTAACATTTGGAGGAATCACAATATTTTTCTTTTTCAGGTAGTTGTAGATAATTGTATCCCACATTCGTACCTGATAAAATACATCAGAGTAATTGACTTTAGCATCATATGCCATTGTTAAAGCAAGTTCAATCAGTTTCATCTTGTCTTCCATACGGTCAACAAGTTCCACGTCCTTGATGTTGTATTCAATAAACTTCTGCCAACCTTTAGTATAGAAATCTTTGAATGTATCAAACTCACTGTGATCTAACTTCTGTTGTCCCAGTTCTACTTGGGCAATGTAATCCAAACGATATGATTCCTGCACCTTATAGGTAAATTTTTTATAAAGATTCAAATAATCAAGTTGACTGACTCCACCAACATCATAAGAGACGTGCTTACGTCCAGTAATAAATATCTCCTTTTCAGTTACCAATCCCCAAGGAGATAAACGTTTCATTAGTTTTTCACCAAGAACACGATCTATGCGACGAACCAAATATGGGATGTCATACAGTTCACTATTCCAACCAGTAATGACTTCTGGAGTATTCTCCTCAATCATCCACCAGTGGATAAATGCATTTAACAAATCATATTCGTTTGTGAAGGCACGATAGTTTACATTGCTCTGTTGATTATTAAACTTACCAAGTCCCCAAGTATTGATCTGTTTTGTATTGTAATCTTGAATTGAAATCAATAGAACTTCTTCTGCAGCACTTTCCACATCAGGAAATCCATTCTCAGATGCAACCTCAATATCGATTGTAGTTACTTTGATTTTGCTAATATCAAACTTGAGTTCATCTTCGGGATAAGTCTCAGAAATGTACTGATAGATATATCGGTCATTTCCAGAAATATTGAAACTCTCTATGCCATCATACTTCTTAATAAAGTCCCTACATTCTCTTACAGTTCCGGGTTGCACTGCTTCAACATATTCACCATTCAGAGTTTTGTATTGTGTATTCTTTTTTGAGGGGACAAAAAGAGTCGGGTAAAACTTCTCACGAGTCATGAAATGTCTACCATTTTCATAACCACGAACCAAGAAGTGGTCCCCGACCATCTGAACGTTTGTGTAAAAGCGCATTATGCAGTTAGTTCAAGATACTTTTCAATAATTTCAGGAGTTGGATCTGCAATTGTAAGAATACTATCAGAATGAATCATAAATTCAGTTTGATTTGTAACTTCCTCGGTCCAACGTCGGAGGTCATCTTCACCAAAAAATCGATAAGGATTAATTAGTTTACAATCAGGTTCCCCAAGTTCAGAACCCACCTCAACAATTTCAGTAATCAATACTGTGTCAATCTTCAATAGAAGACACTTCACGTTCCGTTCCATTTACTTTTTCCTCATACATTTCTTTAATAGTTTTGACTGGTTCAACAATAGTTACAATCCAGTCGGAGCGAACTGGAATCTCATCATCACTGGTGAAGAGAATCCAGGAGGAGAATGTAATACTTACAGAATCAGATTCCGTAGGTTGTTCTGTTAAGAAGACTGAATTACTAACTTGAATTTTATGGGGGTTTGTAAAAAGATACCCACATACTTTTTCGTCAGAAATCAACTCCTTAATATCAGCAATTACCGATTCTCCGGATTTTAATAGAGCAATCTTTACAGACATTTTTAGTTTTCCTCTCAAGTTATTATAGCACAAAAAAAGGGGAGGTGCAACTGGATTTTGCCAGTTACCTCCCTGCAGCAACGATAGTTTAGCTCAATATTATTTAGTTAAGTTGATAGACCTTCTTCTTTTGATGTTCCGGAATAACTCTATTTAATTTAATAGTGAGTAACCCATTTTCAAAAGAAACATCTTTAACTTCTACATCATCAGATAAAGTCCAACTACGAGTGAATGCCCTCTTTGCTAATCCTTGATGCAGATACTCATTATCAGTATCACTAACTTTCTTTGCTTCTATAAAGAGTTTATTCCATTCTGTAGTAACCTCGATATCTTCTTTCCTATATCCAGCAAGTGCAATTTCCAATCTGAAATCAATACTACTTTCTTTAACTAGATTATATGGTGGATAGTTTGTATGCGATTCATACGCAGTATCAAACCTCTTAAACCACTCATCCATTCCAATGCTATTTTTTTGAATTTCTAACAAATACTTAGCAGTTTGTGGCACTGTAAGCGTAAATGAATCTGTTCCGAACATAATAGACCTCCTAAAGCGTCTGTAAGTGTATAATGTCCCCGAAGGCAACATCATTAGTATATATCAAAGAACACAAAAAAGGGGAGTATTGTTCTCCCCACTTTTTTATTCGGTTTCCTCTTCCACCTTTTTCTTTTTAGCGCCAATATTATACTTAGTCTCAAGAATCCAGTCTGCTTTGTCCTTATAGGCAAGGACTTTAATTTGATTCAGGGGGGCAATGTCTTGAATCTTGGTAGCATCAACAAGTTCTACCAGACCCCAATCTGCAATCAACTGAGCAATACGATTACGACGCTGAACATCATTTACAGTAAGATTTGCGTGTTTGCCATCAAGTGCAAACAATTCTTTAAAATGCACAAGATAGTATCTACCTTGCTTATGAAGAATATGACAAGATTGATAGATTTTCTTTTCCTTGCGTGAAGCAACTCCGATACGTGTCAAAGTCTCACGAACCTTGAGAAAATCATCAGGTTCATTTAGGATTACCTCAACCATTTGGTCAGGTGTCCAATTTACAACAGGTTCTTGAACGACACTCATTTTGTTCCTCCAGTTTCAAATTTCGATTTAATAAATGTTAGTTGTTCTTGAGTAAGAATCCTCAAAGCCTGTTTTGCCTTTTCATTACTATAACCATAGTAACGTTTCACATAATCAAGATCTTTGATCGTATCTTTACGGAGCCAAGGAGAAAATCTCTTTTTAACTCTCAGAATATTTATAAAAAAGTCATACTGCATCTTCTTTGGGAGGAAATGATACTTGTTCATTTCATTAGCATACATTAAGCAATCAATATGCCCAGAGAAACAACGATTGATAATGTATGGTGCATAATCCTTCTCCAAGAAAGGGTCTTCATCAATTAGATTCTTCTTCGTTTGATTGATCGAGTTCAACCAATCTTTAAGTTCACTCATCAACCAATCCCTCTTTCTTCAATCTATCATAATTATAACATCCATCAAAATTAAATTGTATTTTGGGATTTTTAGTGTAATTGAATAACAAAAGTTCCTTTCGTTCTTTCTGTTCTCTCATATATTCACCAACTGAACGCATCGTATAAGTCAAGTCAAACTCGGCAGCAGTCCAATTTTTAAATCTATCCTTCACTAACTGATCTGAATTATAACTTACTAACTGATCCATATCATTAGCATCGCAATCAGCAGCAAACTTATCGTGATCAAATCCTTTGTGCATTGATCCTTTGTGCCCATAGAGATTATCCTTAATGTCATAAGGAGGATCAAGATACATAAACGCACCTTTGTTTCCGTCCATCATATAATCATATGAATAGTTAGTTATACGCCATTTTGAAATAAGTTTAGAATATTCGGGAAGTTTTTGAATACCTTTGAGACTGAAATTGGAATTAGATGCCTGTGGCGAAAATGAGGAACTTTCCGTAAGTCCAGAAAAAGAACACTTATTAATAATATAAAAATCAGAAGCACGATCAAGATTTGAGCGACCTTCTTCGTGCAATTTATCCTTACAATAAAGAAATAGATCCCTTGCCAATTCTGGTTTATTGTTTGCTAATTTTATTCCTTCAAGATTGTCTTTCATATCGACACCAAACATTTGAAGTTGCTGCCAGAAATTTACCAGAGGTTCATAAAGATCATTTACCCAAATATCCAAGTTTGGATACTTCTTTGTAATGTGAATTGCAACACTTCCACCACCAAGAAATGGTTCCCGAAACTCATCATAGTTTCGTAAGTCCGGAAAATATGGGTCCATCTTGACGCAAGCACGGGACTTACCGCCAGGGTAGCGTAACGGAGTTTTAAGAGATTTCATAAGTCTTGGGGTGAAAATTACAATACTCATTAAACACAATCTTACACTCCTTATGAGTAAGATTACAATGCTCTGCTGCCTTTGGAAGATTCCACTTAGCAGTAAAAAGCATTTCCATTGCTTCTCTTGTTTCAGGTCTCATAGGAACTCACATTCACACATAATCTCAGTGAGTGCTGCTAGGAGGTTAATTTCCTGGTCAGCCACGAACGCAATTTGATATTGATACTTAGCAATAATAAGAACGGCAGCAGGGATAGTTTGGGGAGAAAGACAAGTATAACAGGAGTCATAAATCCTGCGAAGAATGACAGAAGAATCGTTATCCAGGTTGGCGACCACCCACTTTCGGACTTCAGAAAAGTTCTTATCTTTGAGATGTTTGATGAGATCATTTACGGCAACATCAGAAAAAGATGCAAGAATACCAGAATCAATTTCACCACCAACAGAGTACCTTTGGCATTCGTTGAGAACTCTACGCCAATCTGGAAAGTGCTTATTAACTAATTCTACAATTACTTTGTCGTCATATTTAATATTCTCTTTAGCCAAGATTTCGCATACTCGCTTAAAGAATCGTGACGCGATTTTTGGTCGATCTTTATTTGTGATCGCAAATTCGACAACTGCACATCGGGAGTGGAGGGGTTCGATGATTTTGTTTTTGTAGTTACAGGTGAAGATGAATCTACAATTCCTACTAAATTCCTCAGTAAATGCCCGTAAGAGGAGTTGTACATCATTGGTTGTGTTATCTGCTTCGTCAATGATGATGACTTTGTGTTTAGCATCTGAAGAAAGTGAGACGGTCGAAGCGAAGTTCTTCGCATTGTTTCGGACAGTATCAAGGAATCTACCTTCGTCGGATCCGTTAATGACATAAAAATCTACTCCTAATTCATTACATAGTGCTTTTGCTACTGTAGTCTTACCACATCCGGCAGGACCACAAAGGAGCAAGTTTGGAATTTCACCTTTATTTAGAAAGTCGCTAAAAGTTTTCTTAATACCTTCTGGAAGGATACAATCCTCAATCTTCTTTGGGCGATATTTCTCAACCCACAAGAAGTCAGTTCTGTCTGTGTTCATAATTTAAATAAGTTCAAAGGTAATAATAATCTGCAAATAATCTCAATCCCTATGGACTTTCACTTTATGAATAGAAAATGCCTGATTTGGTATCGGGTATGATTCTCCACGTCTTTCCATATAAAAAATTAGAATTTCTTCTTCCCCTTCTTCATTTATACGAATGCCGGATTCAGTTTGTTCTTTAATTTGTTTGTTTATTCCTTCCCAGCAATCATAGTCACCATTTTTGGTTGATTGTTTATCAAATACTGCTTGAATAGTTTCGGTCTGTTCTTGTGTTAATTTAAAAGTCATAATTAAATCCAGTAAGGTTTTCTCTCAGGTATGCGAAGATAATTATCAGCAACCCAAGGTTTGGAGGCAATATATCTTCTATATGCCTCAAATGTATCAATTGTTGCATCGTGCTTCCACTCATCAGGCATTGCCCTTGTGAATTCTACCACATTTTTGTAGATACCGATTTCTTTTCCACTTTTAGTAGCAAAGATATTCTCTGCCACTTCAAGTCCTTTCATACAAGCGTGGTCTTTTTCATAACGATGCCGATACTCATCACAAAGAGCAAATCCGTGCCGAATCAACCAGGCAAGGTTCTCGTGGGATTTTGCCGCCCATTGAGTGCAGGGATGATTACGGAACGCACCTTTCTCTGTACTGTACGGCAGACCGTCTTTTTTGGGAATGTACCCCCAATCATAGTACCACTTGGAAAAGATGACGGAGACCATTTGGCAGGTCTCCAGGGGCATTTTAACTACGTGTTTATCAGGAAGTGCCACAGCAGAAAGAACGGGACACTGATCATTCACGAAGATATTCATAATTAAAAGCAGAACTTTTTCAAATAATAAAGCACTTGTTCGGGTTTGTCTTCTAAAAAGTATGCTTCGGATTCATATACAGGATGAGAACCCGAAAGTTTTGTAGAACGAATTGCATCGTTCATCTTATAAGCATCTAAGGAAACATTTACACCCAGTGGTTTTTTC